CACCGCCGTCAAGTCGATGGCTGGTGGGGCGCTCCCGCAAGACGTTATCAATCAGATCAAGGCGCTGGAATTCAGTGCCCGGAAATCAGGTCCGGTGTCGCTCATCAAGCGAGCCGGCAATCAAGAACTCAACGGAGCCGTTCGACTGACCCGCTCCCGATGAACTGATCGCCGTCTGCCTTTGACAGCAGGCCGCTAGATCACCCAGCCAAGCCGCCCTAGAGGCGGCTTTTTCATTTGCAGAACCGCCCTTGTGGCGGTTTTTTCGTTTCTGAAAGGACACGTCATGAAGACGTTCGCTGAACAAGTTGTCGACCTGAAGTCGACCCGTGAAGTCAAGGCCGACGCGATGAAGGCCGTCGCCCAGAAGTCGATCGACGAAGGCCGTTCGATGAACACCGCCGAAGCCGAAGAGTTCGACACCCTCGAAGGTGAGATCAAGCGCATCGACGCCGATGTCGCCCGCCTGTCGCGCGTCGCCGAGATGGATAAGCTGACGGCCAAGGCCGTTGACGCTTCGGACAAGTCGGAGCAGCTCACCAAGGGTGCCCTCGATCGCCAGCCGCTCCAGCTCAAGACCGTTGAGAAGCTGGAGCCCGGCATCGCCTTCGCGCGTTACGCCATGTGCCTGACCAAGGCCAAGGGCAACCACGCCCTGGCGTTCCAGATGGCCGAGCGTCACTACCCGCACACCGAAGCCGTCGTCAAGACGCTGAAGGCGCAGTCGGAAGGCGCGAACCTGCGCGAGATGATGCAGATCAAGGCGACCGTGGCCGCCGGCACCAGCATCGACTCGACCTGGGCCGGCCCGCTGGTCTACGCGCAGACGTTCATGGGCGACTTCATCAGCTACCTGCGTCCGCGCACCCTGATCGGTCAGGCTCAGTTCCGCCCCGTCCCGTTCAACGTCCGCATCGGTGGTCAGACCTCCGGCGGCACGGCGGGTTGGGTTGGTCAGGGCAAGGCCAAGCCTGTGACGAAGTTCGATTTCAACGCGACCACGGTGCCGTTCACCAAGGTTGCCGCGATCTCGGTCATCACGCAGGAACTGGCCCGCTTCTCCGATCCGTCGGCCGAAGCCCTGGTGCGTGACTCGCTGGCGGATTGCGTCATCGCTCGCGTGGACACCGACCTGTTCGATCCGGACGTGGCTGCGGTTGCCAACGTGTCGCCGGCCGGCCTGCTGAACGGCGTCTCGCCGGTCGCTGTGGCGGGGAATTCGATCGACTACGTGGACCCGAACACGGTTCGTTGCGCGATCGCTGCCCTGTGGGCTCCGTGGGACTCGACCAACATCGGTGCCCGCCCGGCCTACTACACGACCCCGGCTGTCGCCCGCATGCTCGCGCTGTCGCGTGAGCCCCTTGGTAACGCTGCTTTCCCGGGCGTGACGATGACCGGCGGCACCTTGGACGGCGTGCCCCTGCGGGTCTCGCAGTACCTGGCGAACAACGGCGGTTCGGGTGGTGCTCCGTTCATCCTCGTGGATGAAGCGGAAATCTACCTGGCCGACGATGGCTCGGTGACCCTGGACGCTTCGGACGTGGCCTCGATCCAGATGGACGACGCACCGACCAACAGCTCCAGCACGACCGTGGCCGCGACTTCGCTGGTCTCCATGTGGCAGACGAACAGTGTCGCATTTAGGGCGGAAAGATTCATCTGGTGGGGTGCTCGCCGTTCGGGCGCTCTGCAGTGGATCGACGGCTTCCCGACGACCTGCTGATGAACGGAGGGGCTTCGGCCCCTCCTTTTCTGGAGAACAGATGAAGGTCACACCGATCAAGAAGTTCGGCGCCTACGTGCCGGGCGACCAATTCGACTTGCCGGAGAAGGCTGCTGCCTTGCTCATTCGTGCAGGTATGTTGCGAGCTGCTGATGTCGAGCCTGCTGCTCCACGGCAAAAGCGCCAGTACCGCCGTCGCGATCTACAGGCGCAAGCGTGAAAATCTTCGGGCTGGAGATCACCAAGGCGATGACGCCTGTTCCGACGATGCGCAATGTATGGCGCGTCATCAGCGAACCGTTCTCCGGCGCATGGCAGATGAACGTCGATGAGAAGGTGGGCGACCTCACGACCTACCCGACCCTCTACGCCTGCATCTATCGCATTTCCTCCGACATCGGAAAGCTCCCGTTCCGCCTGCGTCAGCGTGACGAGGCCGGCATCTGGTCCGATGTCCCCAGTGCTGCTTACGATCCCGTTCTGAGAAAGCCAAACGGCTTCCAGACCGCAGGGCAGTTCCGCGAATACTGGCTTCTCACGAAGCTGATTCAGGGCAATGCTACATCCTCAAGCGCCGCGACAACCGCGGCGTCGTGACCCAGCTCTACATCCTCGATCCGTGCCGGGTCATGCCGATGGTGTCGGACGCTGGGAACGTCTACTACCAACTCCAAACGGACGCGCTGAACACGCTTCCGAACGGCTACCCGGCCGAGAACCTGATCGTCCCCGCGAGCGAGATCATCCACGACCGCTGCATGACGATCCATCACCCGCTGATCGGTGTTCCTCCGCTGTCTGCTGCCTACTGGCCGGCGCTGAAGAACATGAAGATCCTCCGTAGTGCAACGGAGTTCTTCGCGAACAACGCCCAGCCTGGAGGCCTCCTGACAGCCCCTGCGGGGATGACCGAAGACGATGCGAAGGCAGTGCAGACCTATTGGGACCAGAACTTCAACGGCACCAAGTCTGGCAAGGTCGCAATCATCGGTGCGGACATGCGGTTCACGCCGTTTGCGATGAAGTCCATCGACTCACAGATGGTCGAGCAGATGCGCTATTCGGACGAGCAGATCTGCCAGCCGTTCGGCATCCCTCCTTTCAAGGTCGGCATCGGGACCATTCCTCCCGGCTTGGGTGTGGATGGACTGAACCAGCTCTATTACGCCGACGCCCTGCAGACCCACATCGAGCACATGGAAAGCCTGCTGGATGAAGGTTTGAAGATTGCGGCGCCAAGAGGCATTGAGCTAGACCTTGACCCGCTTCTGAGAATGGACGAGGCCAAGCGCGCAGAAGTCGAAACCAAGCTGGTCGCCGGCAAGATCAAGACGCCGGACGAAGGCCGCGCGCGTTTCAATCTTGCCTCGACTGGCGGCGGCGGGGCACTCTACGGACAGCACCAAGATTATCCGCTGGCAATGCTTGAGAACAGGGGATCCTGGGATCCGAACATGATTCAGAACCAGCCGAAGCAGCAGGCGCCTGCAACTGAACCTGTCGCCGAGCCTGCCGAAATCTCCGATGAGGACAAGGCAATGATTGCAGAGGCCCGCTCCATCGTCGCAACACAGAAGGCCATCGCGGCCATGCGGGGGGCCATCAATGTTTGATGCCGAGGCGTTTGGCAAAGCTATGGGCGAAGCAATCCGCAATGCCGTAGAGCCGTTGCAGAAGCGCATTGATGCTCTTGAAGGCAAGCTGGAAAAGGAGCTTGGAGACCTCGCGCACGACGTGCAGGATGCTGTGCAGACTTTTCACGATCGGCCAGCGCCGAAGGACGGCAAGGACTGCGACATGGCGGTGGTCAAGTCGATGGTCGATGAGGCCGTGAAGGCGATCCCCGCTCCTACGAATGGCAAGGACGCAGACCCCGAGCAGATCGCCGGCATGGTGAAACTCGCCGTCGCTGCGATCCCGCCTGCGAAGGACGGCCGGAGCCCGAGCCTGGAAGAAGTCGCGCCGATGATCCGCGCCGAGGTCGAGAAGGCCGTCGCCGCGCTGCCGAAGCCGAAGGACGGAGACCACGGCAAGAGCGTCACGCTGGACGATGTTGCACCAGTCATCCGCGCCGAGGTCGCCAAGGCTGCGGCATCGATTCCTCCAGCGAAGGATGGTGTCGGTCTTGCTGGTGCAGTGATCGACCGCGACGGGAACCTAATTGCCACGCTGACCAATGGTGAGGCCAAGTGCCTCGGACCAGTGGTCGGAAAAGACGGCCAGGACGGCATCGGCTTCGATTCCTTCGATATCGAGTACCTCCCCGACACGCACGAAGTCTCCGTCAAGGCGACCGCTCTCGGGCGGACCAAGGAAGCCCGTTACCCGGCTGGCGGTATCCGTCCCGCTGGGTATT